GAGAGAGAGTAGTCTCTACTTGGCAATCAATATACAAATTGCCAAGAGAATGGTTTGACAAGTTTGATGCTATATTTTTTGATGAATGCCATCAAGCAAAAGCAGAATCAATAAACTTTATTGGACAAAAACTCACCAAGGCTTGGTTTCGTTGTGGAACAACAGGAACTTTACAACAAACACAAGCACACAGATTAAGTATTGAAGGAATTCTTGGTCCAGCAGTTCAATTCATTCAAACAAAAAACTTAATGAACAAAGGATTGCTTGCTCAACTTGGAATTGATTGTATTCTACTAAAGTATACAGACGAAGAAAAACAATTACTTAAAAAACAAAAATATGCCGATGAGATAAAATGGATCATAAGTAATGATAAGAGAAATGAGTTCATCTGGCAACTGGTCTCCAGAACAAAGGGCAATACGCTTGTACTCTTCAATTATGTTGAAGCGCAAGGGAAGCCTCTCTACGAACTTTGCAAAGAAAAAGCGGGAGCACGTAAGGTCTATTTTATCTCAGGAAAAACAGAAGCGCAAGCCAGAGAATACATTCGAAGAATTATTGACACTGAGAAAGATGCCATTTTGGTGGCGAGTTACGGTACAACTAGCGCTGGTATTAATATCGTTAACCTTGATAATATTGTGTTCGCCTCTCCTACAAAATCAGTAATACGTTTACTTCAAAGTATTGGTCGTGGATTGAGAGTATCAGAAAAAAAGAAATCGTTAAAAGTGTTTGATATCGTTGATGATCTTTGTTGGAAATCACATAAGAATCACGTGTATCGACATTTTGAAGAACGTATTAAGATATACAAAAAAGAAAAGTTTGATTATAAAGTTCATTCAATGGGTTTTACAGAAACTCAATAAGATAAATATTATGGAAGGGAGGACATTCATATGTCCGATTCACTTCCTGAGAACCCTTTCTCGGGCGTATTAAGAGTTGTTAAGCTAATCACAGGCGAAGAATTAGTTGGCCTTGTAAGCGAGCCTACGCCAGAAAAAATTAATATTAAACTTCCAGCAAAAATGGAAAGCTATACAGCTAGATCAGAAAACTCTGAAATAGTTGAGTATGTAAAATTAACAAATTATTTTGCAAATTTAAGAAACTATGAAGCAGTTGTAAATAAAAATTGTGTTGTTTTTATCGGAGAACCTTCATTGGAACTTGAAAAAATGTATGAAGTTTACTTCATGACAATGCAAACAGATCCAAAATCAATAGTGGCATCAAACAATGAAACTTCTGAAAATACACAACAAGGATTACACCTTCTAAATGACTTGTTTAATAATGAAGATTTTATATTATTTGTAAATGATCTTATCGACAGTTTCGAGGGGGCTGAAATTTTAATAGAAGACGATGACGAAGAGGCAGAATCGGATATAAGCGATTCTACGCCAGAACCACCAGAACCCCAACCAAAGCCCAAGAAGCGCCGTAAAGTCAAACCAGAGGGCAATAAACTACCTTATAACCCCGAGGCCAACCCCAATAGCGCAGAAGGCTGGTCAGACAACCCCGAAGATTATATTTAAAGTTCCCCGCTTAAATTTGAAGGTGCATCTGGGTTTAATGTATAATAAGAATATTTAAAAATGCAAGATGCCTTTACAATTTGAGCATCAGGGCTGTCAGATTGAAAAACTAAACTAGATAATCTGACAGGTATTATGTGAGAAAAAGTAAAACTTTGAATAACATTAGTGCAACCATATTTAAAATCAGTAGTCATTAATTTTAAAGTTGCAGTGTGGTGCCAGTTTTGATAATCATTTATATTATATTCATAATCATTTTGAATATTTGATATATTTCTCATCCACGAAAATAAACTTTTCCAGTTTGTTAATTCTTTATCTACTATAAATTCTACATTTAAAGTTTCAAATTGAATAGCCATACTTGGAATTGGTATTGTTGTACCAAAAATTGTTGGTTGTGCTTGATCTGGAATAATCAATCCCGGCAAATTACATTTTTGAATCATTAATTCAAGTTGTCTCGTTCCCCGCCCAAAAGACAATTGAAAGTAATTTGAATATAGCGGATCGGTATTGTCAGCTGTACAACCCTGTGGCATAAAAATATTTATGATAAAAGAAAAACCTCCCGATTTCTCGGGAGGTTTTCTTTATTTAACCTAACTTACCTATTAGATTGTGTTACCGTGTAGGTGGGTAACAGAAGTCAAACGGTAGTATTGATTCAAACCAGCTGTGAGGTTATCAGCATCTGGTGTTTTTCCGTTTAGGACGTAGGGGTTAGATACGACGCCGTAACGGGTCTTGAATGCAATACGTGGTTGGAAGGTGTTTGGATCAACTGCACGAACCATTTGTAGCGGAACGTATGGGCAGTAGAACAAACCAGCATCATAAGGCGATTCACCCTTATAACCAACACAGAAGAAGTTTACTCCTGCTGGGCTATATGGATCGATGTAGACCTTAACCTTACCATTGAGAAGACCAGCAAAGGTGCTTTGTGTATCATCAACGTTTAGTTGAGGAGCAATTGCTGGACTGAGGCTCATGAAACCAGACATAGCAAGGGCTGCTGCGGTATCGCTATCGCAGATTACAAAGTTACCCTTACCACGACGAGTTTCCTTGGCGATTGCGTTGCACTCACGTTCGATTTGGAAAGTGAGACCACGGAATCTTTCAGCTGACCAACGACCGTCTGAATCTTGGTCAAGATCATAAACGCCTCGGGTTACCAAGTCGTTTTGTACTGAGCCTTGGCGAGCAACATAGTAAATTGTGCGAACGATCTCGCGGTTAATTTCAGCAAGAATTTCAGTGCTGAGTAGGTTTGCGAGTTCGGCTTCAGCATCAAGACCGTGAACAGCCTTGAGATCTTGTGCCAATTCAATTGTGTAGTTGCTTGATAGAGCGCGTGTACGAGCTTGTACTGCAACACGGTCAATTGAGAAGGCCATTTGATTGAAGGTTTGGAACTGTGCTCCACCTGCACCTGCGTTTGAACCAATTCCTTCACCGTAGCTTGTAAGAATGCCTCTGAAATTGCTGAAAGCAGCTGCAGAGAGATTACGAACAGCTTGTGGGCTGAAATTACCGCCACCGCTGAATCCGCAAAGACCGCTACCACCGGTGATACCACCGGCACCAGCTAATGTCCAACCAGAGCCACCAAATGATGGAACAGCTTCTTGGAACATAGCTTCGGTATAATCGTTGCTTGTATATGCGCAACCACCGTAGTTAGCGCGCATTGCAAAGATGAGACCAGTTGGTGCAGTCATTGGTTGAACACCGCAAATGTCGTATGCCATCAAGTTTGGCATAGCACGGCGAACCAAGCTGATTAGAACCGGGTCATATCCTGCAACCCCACCAATATTGGTGGGTGATTGGGGCATACCGAGATTGTTTGAGGTCATGTCTTCTGTGAGGTGTTGAGCACGAATTGCTTGCTCTTGGTTCTCTAAGAGGACGGCTGTGACCTTTTTACGATAGTCATCTCCGATTGTGGGCAGAGCTTCGTGATTGAGCACTGGGTTCCACTTTTCGGTCAAGATGTCATATGGTGTATTATCTTGAAAATTCATTTTTTTATGTATCTCCTGTGAGTTAAAATTATTTAGTAATTTTTAAAATTACAATTTTTTGTTAAGTTTTCCAATTACGTTTGCGTATCCTTCGACAGTAGAAGATTCTACTTGTTTTACTGGTGAAAAAGTCATTTCTTCGTTAATTTGCTGTAAAGCTGGTCTTGGACGAACCGAAGATTGAGAAGAAAGATAATTGTTCTTTATTGCAAGAAGTTTATTTCTGTATTCTTCTGGTGTTGTGAAAGAAACGCTTTCCATCAAGTTTTGAAGTTTTGCAATTTGTGTATCTGCCAAATCTTTTGTTTCAGCAACAAAGATTCCAGCACATTCAGTTAGTGATTTTTCTTTCTTTATTGAAATGTTTTCATTTATTGCACTATTCAATGAATTTTGTAATTGTTGATTTTGTTCGTAAATTTCATCAAGAACATCATATTTTTCATCGGGAACGTTGATGTAATGATTTTCAAACAAATTCTTCAAACCATTAATAAAGTTTTCAGCAATTTGAGTTTTAATTCCTTGTTCTACTGCAATTTTATTTTCGACAACCCATTCCTCAACAACATAATCTAAATAATCGTCTACCTTTTCAACCAATGTAGTTGTCAC